TGTAAAAATAGGGAGCTGTGTTATTGAATTTAAGCAGAGTGCCATCATATTCATCTTCTAGCGTCACAGTGTCGTTTAATAGCATTTCTTTTAATGCTGATGCAATATTTTCGCTTCTTCCTCTTAATTTAAGAGATCCTTTAGCCCAATTTGGCATTATCCCTTAACCTCCTTAACCTCTGCCATCGGACTATTTACTAGCCAACTAAGCCCAAGCTTTTCCAGTTCTTCCATCGTAAAGGTCTGCTTGAAATCGATTGTATATCTTGTATCATCTTCGAATTCGATGATATACGTTCCCTTCTCGCTATTTTTATGCGTTTGAGAAAGCAGCCTATACAAGCTATTCATCTTCAGACCTGTTTGATCAGCGATTTCTCTGAAAGTCCCCGATGCTATTAATTTATCTCTTCTGTAATAAAAGAATGTTCTGATATGCATTGGAGAACCTAATAAATCAACATCACTTATGTCGAAAAAATCACAAATAGTTTCTAGTCCGAATTGGGTTGGTAGTCGTTCACCACGAAACCAAGAAGTTACTGTCTTATAAGACCATCCGAGTTTTGAAGCAAGTTCCTTTTTTGTCAAACCTCTTTCATTCCGAAATGACTCTAAATTTTCAATTAATTTTTTTCGCTGGTCGCTGTCGTATTTAACTAATTCAACCATAGCTTCCCCCATCAAAAATGCTTTCTTCTCATGCTAGACATTCCATCAAACTTAAATCCATGGTCCTTGTCGACACCCTTGCATGCACGATCCATGATGGCTTGATTATAGACCGACTCGATATCAGCACTGCTCTCAAGATTACTTGTGATAATCGTGCAATTGCGGTTGTCCAAGATGGAGAATAAGATACTCTTGGACCAATCGCTAATCTTCTCTTGCCCCAAATCGTCCAAGACAAGGAACGGAACTTTTGAAAGTCGAGCAATCCACTTCTGCTCCGTCTGTTCTTCATTGCCAAAATCGTTTCTAATTTTAGCCAACAGTTCCGGAAGCTTGATAAACATCGCATGCTTCTTGGCCCGATTTGATACTTCCTTGATGATTCCGTAGGCAAGATGACTCTTACCAACACCAGCCGGACCGAGAAATAGCACATTATTGGTCGCTCCATTGCAGTATTCATCCACTATCCTGTTAGCAGCAAAGAGCATTTCTTTCTGCCTAGTAGTTGTTGCCTCGAAGTTTCCAAGAGTGGCATTTCTCAATTCGGCATTCACGATGGACGAATTAAACAACACATCCAATCGTTTAGCTTCTGCCCGCTTGTCTTCCAACTTCCAGTATTCGAGCTGTGTCTTCTGCTCATCACGTTCGATAGACTCTTTGCCACAAGCCTGACACACCTCGACTTGATTAGGTCCGACCGCATACATCTGTTCACCATGCTTCGGGCATACCTTATCAATTTTCGTCATGGCCCATCGACCAAATACGATTACTTCCTTATCCTGCATGGCTACACCTCGCACAATCCATAAGGTGTGCCAGTTTACCCAGCACAGCCTTTGGATCAGGATGAGATAACATGCGTTCTTTCATCGAGTCACTAAGAGGATAAAATTCCTTTTCAAATGCTTCGATGACATCTGCTAATGTAATCATGTTAAACTCCTATGTCATTGCTACTATTTCGATTAGAGCGAGGGCCTTCGTTTAAGTAAGTTTCAAACTTTGTCCCAAACAAGGTCTCTGGTCTCAAATACTTACTCATATCTTTATTCTTCAACCAGTCCCGGCTCTTAGTATCGATTACCTTTTTAAAATCATCTAACCGGAATCCATCATTCCATCTAGCACGGATCAACTTACAAGTGGATTTACCTGTGGGGCTGTATCCTTTTCCGCATGCATTATTTAGATAATCAACGATTTCTTGGTAAGGAATAGGCTCACCGTGTGATTCGTCAGAATCAGCACTATAGGTAGTTAACCTATCCTTATCTAACCTATCCTTACCTAACCTATCCTGTGGCTCCGTAATGGATACATTTTGTATACATTTTTTCTCAGCGTTAAAATTAGCCACTTTCGACTGATCATATTCCAAGTGAGCTTTCTCATCCTGGTAAATAGTCGTTTGGAATCGGTCAGATTGGATGTAGTTGTGAATTCGCCAGTGCCGAATAACAACCACACCACTTTCGAACGGAATCAGAAAACCTTTTGCGATAAGGATTTTCATATCGTCATCGCTAGCTCTGATAGTCCTCTGGATTGTTCTAGCACGGTCAATGAAACCTTCATCATCCGCTCCCATGTTTAGATGAAAGTAGAGAGCTTGTGCAGATAGAGGCATCTCAAGAAAATGGTCTGTGTCAGTGATTTTTTTACTGAACATACGTCTTTGTGCCATTTCGTCACCTCCTAAAACGGTAAGTCGTCATCCTTGATGTCCATTGGATCTCCTGCAAACGAAGGAGGCATCTGCTCGGCCATAGAATTCTGATTTGCTGAGTTATCACGCTTTTCAAGAAGCTGAAAGTTTTCAGCAACCACTTCTGTCACATAGATACGCTTACCATCTGTCCCTTCATAATTTCTTGTCTGGATGCGACCAGTGATGCCGACAAGATTGCCTTTCTTGGTCCAGTTTGCGAAGTTCTCAGCCAATTTGCCCCAAATCACACAGTTGATAAAATCGGCATCATATTCACCATTCTGGTTTTTAAAATTCCGATTCACGGCAATCGTGAACTGCCCAACTGCTTGATTCTGAGGAGTATAACGAAGGTCAACATCACGAGTCAGACGGCCGATAAGTACAACATTATTGATCATTTGTACCTCCAACTAATGCCTCTAGCTGAAGCATCATAGCTTTTTCTTTCTCAATCAGCCAGTCCATGTGCACCTTGGCTTTTTCCAAATCTTCGATACCGTTCTTCCGACGATAGCGAAGTACATACTTGATAAGGTTGCCGAGATGGTATCCAGTCAACTGCTCATCATTCATGAAGTTGCGATGAACATCGATTGCTTCAAGGCCATTCCGACCTTGGTAGTGTTTTGGATTGTGTACGTTGTCGCTCATGCTGTCATTCCTTTCACGTTATTTTTTCGGTGGATTTCTGTCGCACGTTTATTAAGCAGTTCCCGCTGATACTTAGCTGACTTGTAGTACCGCATCTTTTCCTTTTGACGGATGATGATGCAACGCAATACGAAGATCGCAAAGCCTGAAAGTGCTGCATACGTAGCAAATGCTACTGCCAAGAAAATTTCAATAGTTGTCATTAGTTTCTACCTCTGCTTCGGTTGGTTTTTCTGGGAATAATTTCCGGTTGAATTTGTTGATCATAAAATCTTGGGCCTTGTTGGATTCTTCCATTCGTCCGACAATCTCGGCCCATTGTCCGATGCTTCTAGAGTGTGAATACACTCGTTCTTCCAGTTCTTCAATTTTCTTTTGTTGCTCATATGTGGTCTTAATCATTGCGATTGAAAACAGCGGAAAGAAGAATAGAAGCATCATTGTTATATACTTTAGTCTTTTAAGGCTCATGCTCGAATCACCCCGTCATTCTTGAAATCTACAGCCATTTGATGCAACTGCTTTTCAAACTCGATATCAGACAGCTTTATCAATTCGGCTTTTTCTTCGACCTTTAGCGGACGATTGGCGTCTTGCCAATCCATCAACGCTAATAATTTATTGATAGGTGTCATTGCTTCTCCTTTTGTGTTATAATTATTGTGTAATTCTTTGGTGCCTTTCTTTAAGGCACTTTTTTTATTTTTGCAAAGTCCGGCAGAATCTAAGAACATCTTCCAAATTATAGAGATACTTCCCGCCTTTGCCAGATTGTTGAAATTGGAATTTTCCTTGATCTCTCCACTCTTCCAGCTTGGTTCTACCCCATCCAGTTGCTTCCTGCAATGCCTTGATAGGTACCCAGGTGATTTGCCTACTAGCTCTTCTTTGAGCTTCTTCCATAGCTTTTATATTTAGAGATACCAGTTCTTCAAAGAGCTGATTGATATAGTTTTCGTTGTGGGTTTGAGTTATTTGATTTAGAATAGGATATTGTGGCATTTTTATCACCTTGAGTAATTTTTCTGATATACTGATACCTCTCTAGGAGCCTCCCGACCATTAATGAAGTCGACTTGAATCACAGTATTGCCCGGCTTGTCCTTTCTTGTTTCATAAAAAATATATAATCCTTGTAAACCGAAATCTTCAGTTTGAAAATCAACTCCATTTAAAATAACGTGAGGTATGTTAGAATCATCGCTGATCTTAATTTCTAGAGTTTCGATTTGCAATGTCTTTTTTAAAGGTTCGCTCATTTTATTCCTCCTCACCCCACCAAACTCATCTGTCCGTTCCGGGCTTTAATTTCTAGCTTGGTATTTGCCGATGGCTCCCAGCTATTCCAGTAGTCAAAGGCTTGCTCTTCGTCCTTGCGCTTTAACAAATCATAGCGAGGAATGCGGAAATAGTCCTTGAAGTCTTTGGCGGCCTGAGAAAATACAGATTGTGCAAAATGTCGGTCACGGTATGCTTGGCTATCTTTGCCACCGAGCAAGGCTACTACTTTCTTCTTGCGTAGCTTTTCTAATGCCAAGCAAATGGATGGATTCACTGGTTGCTCATTCTTTAGATAATCAACATCAGCTGATAAGATGGACTGGCCTTCTTTCAGTTTTTTTAATTCCTGGAGCGCATGGATCATTG